GTGTACGTATGTACGTGTGAGCACTGCTGATGTGTACGTACAGGTATAGGCTGGTGCGGTTTTAGTGGCGTAAGCCGCGTTGCACTCTAAGGTGTATATTGCAAGAGTGATGCCACAGTGCTAGTCGAGAAGTGGACTTACCCTGAGTTGGTGAGGAAATATGATTTTGAAGAATTTAACGATTATCCCTTGACACATTGGTGAGCATGCGCTATCTTTATCCTTAGTTAGTTCATGCTGATTGACAAATACGAAATGAGTTGGCTAGGCGCTTGGCTCTTAGGGTAATCTGGGAGGTACACACGTACCGTTAGATACCAGTAGCCATATGAGAAGAAAACCGACAGTCAACCTAGAGTAGTCATAGCGTAAAGCCGCTGTGTAGGCTAGGGTGTTTTGTAGGATGCGCTAGTGTGATGTGTGGATGAGAGCATATGGTCATGGGATCGCAAGCATAATGCTGTGCTCAAAATATCCTTTCCATACGACGTATCGCTTGCAACCTTAGACAGTGTGAGCAGACTTATAATGGGTATAACGTATATATATATGATGACAATGGGAGATATGGTTATGACAAACGCTAAGGATCAGTTGGCAAATAGGAATAGGTTGTCTGTGGGTATGGTGGTGTCAGGGTACGATGGTGCAGTGCACGGACACTTTACGGGTACGATAACAGAGTACAAGTGTGCACCGTGTGTCCGCCGTAACTTGCCGGAGATGTGGTTAGCTACTGTGGTAGTCAATGAGTACGGGTCTACTGTAACGTTGAATTATGACCGTTTCAATGAAGCGTATGGTGATTAGGTGTTGATGCTTCGTGCAAGCTGTGCACGCATTTAGAGTATATGGAGATGAGATCATGGGTAAGTGGACCATTGGAGATTTAGCGCTGTTGACGGTATCTGCTGTTGAGATGGTAGAGTACTGTGAAAGTTGCGGAGTGGTGCAGATTGCTGTGGGCGATAAGTATTGTGATGGTTGTGTCAACGCTGTAATAGAATACCTTGCTGCTCGGTTCGATGAGCAAATTGCTGTCGATGGAGGGTTGTATTAATGGCGAAAAGATTGAATTGGCATGACCGTATTTTGGCGTACATGGTTGCATGCGGCTATAAAGAGCTGCCTATCAAGTCTGAGAAGTACAGACGGTTTGCTGTCACGGTATCGGGTGAGAAGTATAGGCGGTATGTGTTGGGTGAGCATGGCAATGTACGGCGTGAATTGCTCAATGAGTCTGGTAGTGTGATTGCTTCAACGAGTGTCACTGAGCTGTACAAGCGGTATGTGGTACGTTGGGAGGAAAAGCAGCTCACTGATCAGCAAAAGCAAGTGAGGATAGCAGAGTAACTGTCTGAGGTGGCATTAGCCACACTGGAGATCACGCTATGAAAACAAAGGATCAGGCATACGTCAGTATTTCCCAGCAGTTACCGCTTGATGAGAAGCTATTGAAGCGACTCGATAGGGCGAAAAATGATGTACTGAGTTATGGCTACGATATTATCTGTGTTGGGATAGATGTGGATGGTGCTAAGCTCTACACGATTAGCAAGGCGAGTACAACACTGCTAGAGGACACGTCGAAAAGTTATGAGGTTACGCATAGCACATGCACGTGTCCAGATTATCCTGAAGCCAGAGCTGGGTTATGTAAACATCGTTTGGCTGTGATGATCCTGGAAGAAATGGAGAGGGACTAGCATATGAGCAAGCATGGCACAAAAGGTGTGTACTTGTATAGTGCGCAGGATATTGAGGATTTCATTATAGCGCAAGGGGGGAAGTGGCCAGTACGTGGTTATGCGTATGTACGGGAGGTTCTCTATCACCGTAAACGGGATGGTGGCATAACGGTACGGCGCATACCGACACTGTTTATATCGAGTAATAGTGTTACCTCGGAAAGATTGCCTGCTGATCCTGCTGATGGTGAGTTCTTCAGAAGTGAGTATACCAGTGATCTATCGGCATACAGTAGCGAAGAGCTAGGCTACTTCTAAGGAGAATGCGCTGTGCTGTTGTTGGTGTTCTTGGCTATTGTATTGCTGTTCATGATGCCGGATGTCGCAGAAGTATTATGTGGGATAGGCGCCATTGTGGTGTTTATCGTGGTGATCGTGTTTGTTGCAACACTTATCTCAGCGTTCTTAGGGAGAGCATAGCTATGTTGCTGAAATCAGGATCAAGTGTGGTGACGCTGCTCAATGCTGTTACTGTAGTTGGTGATGATATGAGGATAGATGTACGTATTCCAACTACAGGTTTGCATGAATTCACTACGCAACACGTCGCGGCTATGGCGCAGCATATCTCAGAGAGGATAAGTCAGGATAAGAAACCTGCTGCAACCTATAGCAAAGTGTTGGAACAGATTGACGTAGAAAGGGCGTATCTTGCAGAACTGTATGTGAAGTTGCTGGAAACGTATCAAAGGGCAACAGATGTGACTCCTAAGACGAGGACAAGTCCCAAGGATAAAGCGCAGATGGATATGTTGGCGATGATGCCGGATAAGATGTTACGAGAATTCACACGGTTGCAGTTAGGTGAGGCTGTCGATGACTTTATCCTGCCTGATGAACGGGAGAGCTTGATTGCCCGCTATGTAAGGAATGGTGCAGCGCTGTAACAGAGTAGATCACGCATGAGGGATAGCAGCACTGCTATCCCTCTTCACGCATGGAATACTGGAGGTGAGATTATGAGTAAGAAGCACTATGTACGGATTGCTCGGGATTTTGCAGCACTGCTCAATGATAGAGAGTGGAAGTATAAGACAGCAAAGCACGTGTTCGATGATATGGTAGACGCTGTTGCGAGTATGTTTGCTGATAACAATGAGTCGTTTGACCGGAAAGTCTTCAAGGATGTGGTGTATCATACCAATTGTCCGTGCCATGCAAAGGAAGTACAGTAATGTTCTTCATACTGTTTCTGATAGGCTTGGCACTCTTTGTGCCAACGGTGTTTGCATGGGTGTGGTCGGCTTTGGGTATCATTGTGCCTGTTGCGATAGTGGCCTTGATTGCAGCGTGGTTAGCAGGGGAGTAGATGCATGCGAGCGATGAATATCTGGGTTGCTCAGGTTAGCTTGAGGGATCGCAAGACGTGCCCTAGTTGTCGTACCAAGCTGATTGCTGATAATTGCATTGTGGGCGTTGGGTATTACCATAGTGCACGGTATCATAGCCTATTCTATGCGTGCAAAGTGTGCTTTGATTGTAGACTTGCTGCGCATGTGATTGACGGCACATACAAGCTATGCTACCGCTCTGGTCAAGTGCGCATTGCATGGGTGGAACAGTTCAAGGAGGAGCATGCTGTTGCGAGCGATTCGTATTAATAAATTCGTTGAGGAGCCAGACGACTTCGAGTGGCTTATTGAAGGGTTGTTGCCTAGTGTTGGTTGGACACTCTTCTATGGGCTGCGAGGGATAGGGAAAACCACGTTCGCCATGCAAATGTGTACCGCATTGCAAGATGGGACTGATTTCTTGGGAAGGCGAGTGAAGCAGAAGAATATTATGTATGTGCAAGCGGACAGCTTAGCTGTGGAGTGGCGTCAAATGCTCAAACGGATTGCACCAAAGAGTGCAGGCTTTACTGTGGTGGATGTGGCGGAAAGAGCACTTGGTAATCCCGAGTATTGTGCACGGCTTCAGAGGTACATTGCAGAGCTACAGCCCGGTTTTCTGGTGTTTGACTCACTGTACAATTTGACTGCTTGGCCTATTAATACAGAGGCTATTCTGATGCCAGTCAATATCATTAAGGCATTGGTGGGTGTAACACCTTGGATGCTTATCCATCATCCACCGCATGATGCGAACCGGGCTGCGGGTCACCATAGTCTTGGTGGTAACTGTTCGCAAGAGTGGCGTCTGCTCAAAACACGGTTAAATATTGAGAAAGGACGCATATTAGGCGATAGTGAGGTCATCCAGAATAAAGCGATTATGCTGGATAAAGATGAGCATGGGCTATGGTTTGCGAAGCACACGGAGAGTCAAGCAGACAGCGATCCCTTTCTTGATAGATTCTAGGAGAACGCATGCATACACCAATAACGCCAGCGGTGATTAAAGCGCACGAAGTTCCAACGTGTGTAGGATGGTATATGGTGTGGTTTGTTTTTCCCCATGTAACGATTAGTTCACTGGTGCAGTGTGATGGCATCGAAGCGTGGGCTGACTATGAGGATATGATGCTAGTTGAGCGGGAAGGGTATGCTCGGCAAGCGATAGAATTGGCCTTGTGTGATGTGAACACGCACATTGTTGAGCCCAAAGGGTACAGCATTGTCCTGCAAGGCTGGGAGTAGACTATGCAATGGTCGCATTATTCTGAAGCGATATTCGATATGTGGGGGAGCAGTGCGAGCAATATTGTGGTGCAAGCATGTCCAGGGGCAGGAAAGACTACGAACATAGCGCACTTGTGGGGCTTGGACACGAAGTCAACAGTGTATGTCGTGTTCAATAAGCAAAACCAAGTTGAGGCACAGCAGAAACTCCCACCGAAAGCTGACTCAGCAGTGCTTACCACACACAGCTTAGGGCTACGGGCTATCAGTGCAACCTATGGAAGACCAGAGATTGACGAGAAGAAGGTGATCAAGCTGGTACGGCAATACGTGACACCACGCTTGAAGACGCTCGTTCTTCCCCCGAAAACCAAGCTCTCAGACCTGGAGTGGATGGTGAAGAGAGCGGTAGACGTGGCAAAGTTCAGTTGTGAGGATACGGTGTGTGATGATCAGACGTACCGGGAGATGGTCAATACATATGACTTAGAAGACTATGAGGGTATGCAGGAGGATATCAGTACCGTCCTTGAAGAGAATGATGAGCGTGTTGGTACGATAGACTTTAGCGATATGATACGTCTACCAGCACTATATCAGTGTTCCATGCCGCAGTATGACCATATCTTGTGTGATGAGGTGCAAGATTTCAATAGCATGCAGGCGAGACTGATTGCTCAACTCCAGGGAAAGAAGTATGCTCTTGTCGGTGATCGTCATCAGAGCATTTATGGCTTCAGAGGCGCTATGCTCGACTCGATGGATTATCTGACTGAGCAATTTCAATGCGTCGAGTTACCGCTGAGCATCAGCTATCGATGTGGGAAAGCTATCGTAGATGAGGCGAGGGCTGTGTGGCCGTGTATTGAGGCGTGGGACCATGCAGGCGATGGACTGGTACGGTATGGCGAGCCTGACTCAGAGGCGATCCTGGGCGAACTGAGGGGCATTACGGCGCCATCTATGGGTATGGTGCTGTGCAGGAACAATGCGCCGCTGATCAGGTATGCGTATGCACTGCTGAAGGCTGGCATAGCGTGTCATGTGCGAGGTCGCAGTATTGGCGAAGGGTTGACGAAGCTGGTGCAGAAATTTCCGGTGAGCAGCATACGCGAACTGCTCGGATGCCTGGCAGAGTGGAGTGAGCTAGAGTTGAGTAAGGCTCTGGTTGCTGAAGATGATACACAACGAGAACGTATCATTGACAAGCGAGACTCGCTGCTTGCACTGGCACAGCAAGTGACACTTGATGATCACCCAAGTGTACTTACTGAGCAGATTAGCGAGCTGTTCGCTCAGGGTAGAGGCGTGGTGCTGTCAACGGTTCATAAGGCGAAGGGACTTGAAGCACAGCAGTGCTACATGTTGGATCATCACTTGCATGGGCAGGCGATGCAACGAACACGGACGCATTGGCAGAGGGAGCAGGAGAAGAATGTTTTGTATGTGGCGGTGACCAGGGCGAAGGATGGACTGATGTATTGCTGAGGTGATGATGAGAATGGGGAGTGGTGTGTCTCACCACGAGACACACTAACTCCTTGATGAGACAGATGGATGAGACAGCGGTGAGACGGTGAGACATTGAGAACGGTAGGGTATCGTGGGATAGGGGAGATGGTCAAGGCAAGTCATTGTAATGGAAGGAGTTATGGGCAGAGGGGGGAACAAATTCGTGTGTGTGTGTTCCAGCCCTAATCGACCTAATGTCTCATGAGACATGAGACACGTTTCACGGCCTAGATGCTGGGGTTGCTGATGAGACGGTGAGACAAGGACGACACGACCTAGGTTGATTCGGTGTCAGTTGATGGTGCGAAACGAACCATCAAAGTAGACCAGGCAGACTAGGCCAGATCGGACGGGTCTACACGAACTAGGCTGCCAGGACTGGGCCAGAGAAGACCGAGCTGTCCAGGGAACCCATAGAGGGAGCCATATAAACCCCCTCCCACCCCCGTTTGCACCCCCGTAGCCACACATTTTTATACCAAAATTTCCCCCATATGCTATACTAAGTTAGGAGGTGCATATGGATGCGGCGTTCAAGCGTCATCGTGCTTTGGTGAAGTTCAGCGTGCGGGTCGATGAAAGTATATGTGAGCATGGCGAGTCATGTACACAGTGTTGCTGGCTCTGGCAGTATGGAACAGATGGTGAAGGTTATGCAAAAGTCTGGATGGATGGCAAGTTCTATGTCGGTACACGGTTACTATGGTATAGTCGTCATAGTGAAACGTGGCCTGAAGGTCTCATCTTACACACATGCGATGTGAAGCGTTGTATGAATCATCACCATCACTACAGTGGAGACAAGAGCCGCAATGCGCTTGACGCTTTAGAACGCGGAAAGCAAATACAGCAGGGTGAAACACATGCTATGGCAAAGTTGTCACAAGCTGAAGTTGACAAGTTACGTGAGCTTCGTAAGACAGGGATGTATACAATAGAACAACTGTGCAATCTTGTTGAAATGCGAGTAAAGCATAGCCAGATGCAGCGTATACTGACCTACCAGAAGTGGGCATAACTATTTCTGTGGTGGGAGGTCGAGGTCCAGCATGAGATGCTCGACTGGCTCATGCCGCTGATTGAAGATGATGATGGCGTGTTGCTTGCGCATGTCGGCGGATTGTTCCTGTAGGAGGACATTCTGTTCAGCGAGTCTGCTTCCAGTGATGTCTCGATTCTGTTGGAGAGCCTGTACAATTTCCTTCGTCTGTGCGGAGAGATCAAGCCGTATCGTTTCTTGACGCTGATACAGTGCTTGCAGATGTGTGTTTGTTTGTGCAAGTGCATCCTTCAGATCATTGGAACGAATCCAGCCAATACCAGCCACAAGAGCAATGCACAAGACAGGAATAACAATAGGCCCGGTAATGCCGAGGGCCTTATTGCCCACCTTGAGATTCATACCATTAGGGCCAGAGACCTCAACATCATCAGCCATAGCTTACAGTTGTCCAGTAATGCGTAATACTACCCAATTGCTCGTACCTTTAACAGCATCAATACGCGCTTCTAGTGAGCATGGTTGCACAGCGCAGGTCGAGCCAAGCTCAGAGAACGTATGCACAATTGGTGTACCTTTCACTAAGCCTGAGAGCCATGTGCGTTCACCGCACGGAATAACTCGTTCTGTAATAGACGTCTGCGATCCAGTAAGATTCACTCGCACAGTTGGTGTGCCAGCATTGGCGTAACAGCTCACCGTCTTAATTGTCCAGTCTGCACCATACTCATTCGCACAAACATCGACAGTTTCATGTTTGGGAGCAAGCACTTCTGTGCCTTTTGGTGGAATGATTTGTACCATGCAGGTGCGACTAGTCAGGTGTTGGTCAAGATTCACTACCCCATCTTTCGCATCAGCTATGTAATACAGTAAGACAGCAAGTCCAGCTATGATCAGCAGTCGCATTATCGCCATAGAAAGCCTTGTCCTCTCCAGTATGGTCCTTGAATAGCGCCAGGTGGCGGTGGGATAACAGTGCCAACAAATTCACTTGCACCAATATCGAAGCCTGAACCTTGTGGACGTTGCACACCTTCGTAGTCGATTGGAACATCAGCAGCTAAAGCTGTGCCCATATCAATAGCAGTGGTTGATGCAGCAGTAAGATGAAACTTATTCGGGAAAGCCGGGTCAAAGGGTGGTGCAACAGTAAGATTCGTCAGTTGTATGGTGCCAGAACCACTGTTTACAATTTGACCAGCACCATTATCGGCAACGATGTTGTTCGTAGCAGATGTGTCATTGACGCCAGTATCAATAAACAATCCCTGTTGACTGTTGTTGTTGAAAGTGTTGTTGTAGACTTTAGCGTTGGAGGTGCCAGTCGAGAGTTGACCACCACGATAGTTGGCATAGCTGACATTGTTGATGATTTCGGGAGTGGTAGCGCCTGTTAATGCTATGCCTGCGAGCGTAGCTCCTGACCCAACGTCATGAATGACATTACCTCGAATGGATGTGTTCGTATTCGGTGAAGCCGCTTCGATACCAGCTTCGGCACAGCCGTAGATGGTGTTACCTCTGATAATGGTGCCGTCACTACCACCAGTAAGATTGATGCAGGAAGCGACAATGCTGCCATGAATAGTTGAGTTGAGAATCTCAATGCCATCGCTGTTCTCGATGTAGATTGGTTCAAAATGACAGGTCTTGATTTCACCATTCTGGAAACGAATATGATGCGTCGGTGCTGTTGTGGCAAGACCATTGCTATTGGTTTGATTATGACAGTCGATAATGAGTCGGTCTAATATGATGTAGGAATTGCTCCCATTAAAGTACAGGGCGACATCTGATGATGAAGCGAGGACAAGTGTTGCTGTTTCAGTTCCGTAGGAACCAATCGTGGTTGCGTTGGTCCAGTTGCTCCCGTTCGTGATAGGCTGTGTCGAAGTGCTGATACCTGTGGTGTAACTGCCTTGACGGAGATAGAGTGTATCGCCTGCAACAGTGAGACAGCTTCGACCTGCATTCACACTGAGGAGTGGTGCGTCGATGTTATTCAGTGCTGCTGTACAATCACGTGTTGGTGGATCAACACCGTTGAGCGCAACATAGAACACACCAGGACTAACCCTATTGCCGGTTGGTGGATCGAGATTAACAGTGTCCCCTGCAAGCGTGTTCAAGTAGTTCTCAAGATTGCTGTAGCCATTAGCAGCAATTTGAGCGGCATCACCGGGCTCGTTCATGTTAAGGCTGTGCTGCTGTTCCCATGTATCCGGCATACCATCATGGTCTGCGTCAGCCGGTGGAGTCCCAGCAGCGAGGACTGGCCATGGCTCACCACCACGACCTTTCGTACCTGTACGTGATGTCATCTCATTGATGAGACGTGTATCAAGTGCATCACGGAATGGAACTGTTGCACCAGCTTTGCTGACAAGCAGTGACTCAAGGTTGGCAACGGGTGTTGTGACAACAGGAGGAACGGTGAAGGGTGTGCTTACACGAGCTTGCAACTCATTCACTTCAGGATTGCCTAATCTCGATGGACCGATGAAGCCCATCTGCGCAAAGCTCGCTGTTGTACAATTACCATCTCTTTCACACCACGGAGTACTGTTGTCGATGGCGTACATATCAATCGCTTCGTAATCAATATCGCCAAGACGACAATCAGTCAGGCTGCCAGAGCTAGGCCCGACAATGGTCTTGTTACCGATGTAGTTGACTCTGGTGAAGCCACCAGGTTGGTAGCCAAAGCTTGAACCTGCATAACAGGCGTACCAGTTGTAGATAAGATTGTTGCGGAAGTCGAGTGGGTTTGCACCAGCAACAGCCGGATTACGTGATTCAGAGGTCAGGAACATGTTGTGATGCACGCTGACGGTTTGATCAACGAAGTCGCCAATGAGCAGACCTTTGCTGTTGGCGCATTGATCACTAGTAGGACTGCAATAATCGCCATTGTTCATGCCTTCACCAATAATCGACCATTGAATAGTGGTGTCTTGGATAAGTCCGCTCAGGTTGATGCTGTCATCGCAACTCCATTCAATACTGACATGATCAAGGATGATATGATGGACGGTGCCTTCACCGCGATAGAGTATGATGCCACCACATTGATTGTTGATGTCGGTGGGGTTGTGATCGGTTCCTGGACGGACTTTCAGGTGCCGAACGATAACATCATGGGTACCATAGCCGAACTGTATGAACCAGTTCTTGGTTTGGATGCCACCACCTGGTGCTGTTTGACCAGCAATGGTCAGGAAGCTGTTAACAGCGGTAGTGTTCAGGGGACTGTTCAGGGCAATGGTGCCACCAGTACGGAAGACGCATGTACGAGGACCAGTCTGGAGAACGCAATAGCGCAGACTGCCAGGATTGTTGTCATCGAGTAAGTTCGTCACTTCGATAGTTCGACCTGGTTGTGAGGGTGAACCACGTCCACCAACAGCAGTGGAACCGAAGCCTTCAGCGCTGGGGAACGCTTTCACAACAGGTGGTTCAACAGGACAATCAGGAGGACATGTCACAGGACAATCGGGAGGACATGTCACAGGACAGTTCGGTGGACATGGATCAGGACCAGGACCAGGACCACCACCAGTACCAAGGCGCTCATACGCACCAACATCAAACATGCCACCAGACGGCTGTGGTCGTGCTGTGCCAATTTTGTCAGTCGCCACAGTTGGTCTGAGATCCGCACCAATGTTGATCGCTGCACTTGTGTCTTGTAAGCTAAAATCCGATCCAGCGCTATTGCCGGGTGCGGTAAACTTGGGATCACCGCTATGCGTACAGCCAATACCAGTGTTGCCAAAGCCACCATTTTGCCAGCAGAGATTGTTGGAAAAGCTGACGCCACTTGATCCAGCGCTATTGACTGGGTCACTATTGTTGGCAAAGATGTTATTGCGAATCTTCGCGTTGGTCACTTGACCAATATCGCCAAAGACAATGCCTGAGCCAACGTTGCCATAGATGGTGTTGTTGTAGATTTGGAGATTATCGACGTGATGGATGGTCTGCATGCCACCACCAGCTTGACTCCCAACGACGACATTGTTAAAGAATTGCACGTTGTCGCCATAGTCGATGGTAATACCCCAGTTATCATTGTTATAGATATAATTATTGTAGATCTTTGTGCCACTGTTGCAGCGATAGTCAGTACCAGGCGGGGCATCGCCACGATTAATCGCATCAATAATACCTGTCCAATAGATTTGGAGACCATACCCAGCATTGCCATAGAATTTACTGTCACGGATAATGTTGTCTTTGCAGCAGTTGTACACACCATGATCACGACCATCAGAGCCATTATCGTGCACATCAACAAAGGCATACTCAACACGTTCACAGCCTCGACCAGTGTTAGGATTTGGATAGGCTGAGATGCCGCTAGCGCCTATATTATTCTTCACTTCAATGTTGTACACACGCATATCATGCGCAGCTTCCCCACCAATAAAGATCCCTGCACCATCGACAATGAAGTTCTCGAAATGGATAAATTGATAAGCACCACTGTTCGTGTTGATGTCAATAGCATAGTTGGTGAAGCGTGGGCGTTGACCTGGCTTGCCTCGGATGGTCACGAAACCACCAGGATTCCAACTGCTTCCAGATTTGAGCCCCATACCAGGACCAATACGATCGGTATAGGGTGAGCCATTATCAAGGAGTGTGCAGATGTCACCCGCATTGGTTGCATTGACACAGGTGCTCAGTGAACATGGAGAGCCTTCTGGACAGGGTAAGCCACTACTCGCACCTGGACGTGCAAAGCGTTCAACAGCGATAACTGGTCCAGCAAGCAGCACAAAGAAGATGAGGAACAGTGAGAGAATCATAGCGCGGAGCGCACCTCATTTTGGCGTGGTAAAGTAGTTGAGCAGACCTCTCCGTGTGGTAACAACAGTTGGAAAGAGCGCATCGTAGAGAGCAAATGCTTGTGATGGCTTGTTTTGGCTTTCAATATACACTTGTTGGATTTCCGCAGCATTCAGTGCTCGTGTCCAGGTACAGACATCATCAAGAGCACCACTGAAGAGATTTGAGCCTTGAGGTGAAGCGCCAAAGGCTCGTGCTGATGGCGTAGAGGTGCCTACGGTGCCAGTACTCACACCAATAAGCTTGCCATTCGAGTATATTTCACCACTGCTTTTACTGCGTTGTACACCGCACACATGTTGCCAGACATTGGAATCAAGCGCAAAAGCAGGAACGCCACTCGATTCAACCTGTCCTGTATTGCCATAGTTATTAAAGTAGATCTTGGTTGGATCTCCCCAGTTGATGACGATATGCAGGTCAGGCCATCCACTGATGTTCTCGGTGTAGAGCTGTTGGGCAGCAGTGCTAGCTGAGCGGAACCAAAGACAGATGGTGAAAGCGGGCAGATTGGCCAACAGCACTGTTGTGCCTGTATTAATTTGGTCGTTGGTGCCATCAAAGCGCATCTCCCCAACACCACCAGGGCGGAATGTGGGTTGATAGCCGTTGACACCATTGACGAGTGTGCCTTTGTCCTGGCCAACCTGGGGATACCAGGTCAGTCCACCCTTGGTCAGTGGCGATACTACCCATCGACCAACAAGACCTTGCCGAAGATTCGCACTGAGCGGTGCTTGTCCCAACGCAAGCGTCGGGAATAAGAGAAAGAGTAAGAACAGCAACAGCATTGACTTAGTTCCCTTGAATGATGATCGGCCAAATCTTCAAGAAGTTCACTGCACCACCATTAGAGCTTTGACCAGTCCCATCATTCTTCGCAACGGCTTTCATCTTACCTGCTGGGCAGTCGATGTCGATAATGCCTCGGGTCGTGGTTGCGCCACTGTTGACAGGAAAGCTGAGCGTCAGTGCGGAGCCAGGAGCAATGGCGGAGGTTGGTGTCGGCTCATAGTTGGTGCCATCAGCAGAACGCAACAGCCACACTACCCATGCAGTATTCGCTGTTGGTGCGGTCGTGTAGACGATAATGAGTTCAACACGACAGCGCAGGACACCATTGCCTGCTGCGGCAAGGCTATTATCGAAGGTGGCACTCGACAAGCCAGTGTACACGTTCGTACCGATACTGTTCAGTTCAGCATTGAGCAATGTTGTGGCTGTGCCGAGGCTTTCTTGCAATGTGAGCGCATGAGCTGCTGGCGCAGCTAAAGCAACTGCGAGTGCAACACCAAGGAGGAAGAGTGTTGTGAGCCGTTTCATAGCTGATCCTCCTTATTGACTGCCACGAATGGCTTGGGATACTTGCGCCATAGTGCGATTGCTCCCACACACGACTTCAGCACGGCTTCCCTGTCGTTTCACCGCAGCAATCAAGGCTGTCCGAGTAGCTCCAGGATTCGGAAAGATGGAGGTGGGTCCATTAAAGAGAATATCGCGCATGTTCTGCGAAGAGACATCAACTTGTAATGCTGCAAAGATGGACACAAGCTGTTGTTGCTTACCGCCTGTAAGCGCATTGAACTCTGCAGGATTCATCAACGCGGCGATCTCATAGGCTGGCATGAGCACTCGTTGAATCTGATAGGCTGTGCCTTGACGGATCAGGTTAATCATATCGAGGACAGCTTGATCGTTGCCGATACTGTTGGTCGTGATCGGCTTCCCATACGCTGCGGCATAGCCAAGTGGTGGTACAGCCGGATCAGTCGCAAGCTCATTGAACAGCTCAGTTGACGTGCACTCAGCAAATGCACTAGTGCTGACGCACAGTAAAACCATCATGACACAGAGGAAGTATTTCAGCATACTAATTCGCTCCTAACAATTGCCACTTTGGCGGAGCCAAACTTGCACTGTACTGCACACCAAACACGGTCCACTTTGCGGTATCTGCTGGGCACGCTGCTGTGGTTGGTAAGGGAATATTGGGACTGCCAACAAACTGCGTATCCCACGCTACAGCATGCACGGCGCTGCACAGCAGTGCAATCATCATCATATCACCATCATTTGGCAATCCCGTTGGATTCGCTATGGTTATCGTTCCGGTTGCGCCAGTAGCGGTGAGTTGACAGCGGTCTGTTGTTGGACTGACACAGGTGAGTGTGGGGCTGGCAACCGCACTCGTGAAGGTGTTGAGCCGTTTTGCTGGTGCTCGTGAACTTGCCAGTGCACAAAACTTATTGGTGTTGGGGTTGAAGGCGAAGAGGAAGTGATCGGTTGTGGAGCCATCACCTGTTAAGTTTGTCGGCAGTGGTTGACCACAACTGTTGTCATAGAGGGAACCTGTAAACGTCACTGTTTGTGGCGTAGCCGCCTTCAGGGCGAATTCAAGCCGTTGATGTGGACGTGGGTTGGAACCTGTTGCTGTAGGGTTGGCTATCTGGAGTGCTCCAGTAATCGCATACGATTCGCAGACATCAGTTGTATCGGCATTAGGCGTGATGATGAATGGACCTGATCCAGTCACAGTACACGTTGGAATTCGTGCAACAATCTGCTTGTTGGTGAGGACCGCTGGATTGCTATTCTTCGTGGTGTCTGAGGTATTGTCTACATTGCCTAAACCAACCTCACCAGAGCTGAGTGGGCCTACTGTGACCGGACCACCAACACTGAGCTGCTTCAACACCTGGCCAGGTCCACCAGTGCCAACGAAATCGGTTGAGCCAGCAGGTAAACCTGCAAGAGTGCTCGTTTCTGCTGCGAGACCTGCGGCATAGCTATTGACACCGATAACCGTGCCGGTCACACCACCAGCAAGCGTGATGTAATCTTGTGTCGAGCCATCGCCAATGAACTGGAAGGTATGACCATCAACTAACGTGTTGTTTCCACCAATATAGAGAGCTGCACGCTTTGTCGGGTCAGCAATAAGTGCTTTGCCATTGCCGACTGTCTGACCACCAATAAGCTGACTGGATGGTGCGTTCAGAACAATACCACTCCAGCTATTATTCCAGATGGTCCCACCATTGATCATGACACCGTAGTTGTTGTTAGCCGTGACCTCAATACCATGACCAGTATTGCTCGCCACAGAGAGCGTTCCTGCAGAGCCTATAGGAATGCCAGCATTCAGCCCGACATTCTCAACACTGGGCATGACAAGCTGGTGTGAACCACCAAAGGTGTCGAGATAGACACCATGCACATTATCCGTACTCGCATCAATAGCATTCAAGCGAACGGCACTAATCATATGCCCGGATGAGCCGACGAAGACAAAGCCACCAGCATTATTGGCAAAGCTGATTGATTCTGTAAGCCAGGGACCAATACCATTCGCAGCAAGCGTGTTGTTGCCATAATAGCCAGCACCAAGGTTCTGTTGCGAGAGCGCATTGAGCACATGCCACTGCTGCGAACCACCACCATCAGCCGCTGTGTAGAGGAATTCAAACCCATGGCTATCATTATTCATAGCCCAGACATGCGCCATCTGTGCATAGGATACAGGGCCTATGGCGTATCCTCGCCAATTATGCGTTGCCATGGTATTCATGATCGTCACAGCAAAGATCGGAACACCACCTGGACCAAGGACCACAAGACCATCACCACCAGCAGTGGGTGTACCACTATGGCTGAAGGTTAGTCCTTCTATAGTGACACTATACGTCTGGACAGTGAGTACGCGAGCATTGGAGACCGTTTGCCGTAAGGTCGTCTGATTCATACCAGCGCCTTCCAGGCTTACGGACTGATTAATAACCAGCGCTTGATTCAGCGAACAAATACCAGGAGGGAGTGCAATGCGTGTCCCAACAGGAACACTATCAAAGAGGGCTTGCAGCGCTGGCCCAACATCAGTCGTGCCATCGCACACAATTTGTGCACTGACCACGTTCTCAGGTGTGCTATCTCCACCACCTCCACCACCAGTGCCACACGCATCAGAAGCTACGCTCAGATGACCAACTGCATCAGTCTGCACGCATCGAGATGGGGTAAGACCAGTACTGAGCGTGTTCAAGTTGGGAATCTGTGCATCACTGGCTGTACCGATAAGGTCAGTAAAGTTGACTGGACCACTCGGACCACTCGGACCAGCTCCGCCAGATGTTCTGATGAGATGATTCGCTTGATCCCACACATCATTCCAGATGAACGTTTCGCTTTGGCTTGTGCCTTGCGCACCAGCCCATGGTGTCGTCATGATGCGCTTACCGGTCTTATCCCACACATCATTCATGATGCGCTGAATGGTCTGCTGTGATTGCGCACTGGCGCTTCGCGCACTCAAATCGACCTGCGCTTCACGCTTCTCTTCAGATGGATCAGGCGTATAGCGCGTTACCGACATAAGCACATTCAACCCAGCAATCAGTACGATAGCGAGGATAAACATGCTCACAACAGCAAAGGGAAGGCTGCGCTTCACACGTCTCTCATGTTTTCGCACAGCGTATCCTTATGGGCGCTCCGCGCTCTCATCAGGGAGATTGAGCACTAAACGCTCTGCACGGCTAATGCCTAGTTCGGCACTTTCAACCGCTAACAGCACCTCAGCGAGTGCATCAGAGTTGGGCAGAGTCATGGCATGATTGCGCAATGCGTTAATGTGCTCACGCATTGACGTGAAGTCAGCTTTGAAGAGTTCCTGCTGTGCAGACGCTACGGCTGGTGTCTCTGATGTTGTTGTACTGGCTTCGCCACTCTGACGTAGCTGTGTCCGTTGGCGTTCATGCTCAGCAACATCACGTTCGCTCTGTGTCACTTCGCCACCAACACCTGTGCTACTGGTCCGTGGTGCTGTTCTCCGTGGACCTTCACTCGTGGTGATCTCATCACCAGCGCTACGCGCAGTATCACCACTACCACTACCACTTCGCGGAGTTTCACTCATGATCTTTCACCTTTGCGGCTAAAGCCGCTGTTGAAGACTTCCTGAACTTGCCATTTGCTGTTCGTGGCTGCTGAGCGGCTGAAGCCGCAGGAGGAATGCTTGAAGGAATAAGCTCAAGTCGTGTTGGAGTGACGCCTACTGGATCAAGAGTAAAAGCAACACTAAACTGCACTAAGCCTGCTGCGGTTGCTTGGAGATCGAGCACTTTCACTTTCTTCTTCAGCATAGTGCTGTTGAAGTACTTCTCGGCTATCTGGCAGACCAGTTCACTCGACAACACTAAGACCATATCAACACTTGCTGCATCGGCTTCGCCAGAATCTTGATTCGGTACGTCAAGTGGAATAGCATCAGGATCGTCAGCAATAGCTGATCTAAACATGTGTTCCATCGTGCTTCGCACCTCCATTGGTATGTTCCACGACAGATTGATCCGCAATGAAGATGTACGAGCGCTCATGCGCAGCGAGATGATGATTCTGGAGGTCTGTAGCCGTATAGGTGGTGTAGTTGCAGTGTGGTGCACTGCACTGAAGAATCTGAAAGGTGACGCGACTACTATCACGAATGCATCGGCAGGGAAGCTGCTGGCATCTGGTACAGCAGTAGACGATCTTACTTGGGTCCAAGTGCTTCGCACCTCTTTGCTAAAAGCCAGTCAGCGATCATACTGGTTATGCTATCACTATAGATGTTGTGGAGTAACCAGTAATACAAGGCTCGGTTCTGTTCACTTGGTTTCCCAGATGGCTCAAACGCTGCAATCAACAGCAATGATACAAAGTCATCAGGGAAGCATATCCTCAGCACATGTCGAGTGATCTTGCGCGTAAACGCGCATTTCTGCTCATCAGTCAGCAAGCTATGAACTGCATACTTTAGCGCATTACCACACACGCTTCCACAACGCAGTGGTCGTACTCGACAGTTGAGCAGCTTTACCAGGATCACCGGAGTAAATGATGATTGGATGAACTGTTGTAATCGAGTCCGATGTGCATGGTAAGTGCGCATGGGGTTCAGCATAAGGTGCTCCGCACATGGAGTCAAGAGACACTTCTGTGCACCTGCACAAATGAGCACTGAGCCACTCTGGGCGCTACGCGCAGGTGAGCAAGCTGATTTGACTGCTGAGCGCCAGCATTGACATGCGGCCCCAGCACGCTGCCTTCGGCGAGTCCGCCGTCGAGAGTCAGGTGCTGACTCGCGACGGCGTTGTCGCCAAATGCTAGCGTGCCGTGTCCTAGCATGTCAACCCTGGCTCAACGGCACAAGTGAGCAGTGTGCACTATCTATGCATAGGTGCAGAAAAAATCCGAGCGTAGCAGCCGTAGGCTGCGGAGCAGGCACCGCCAGGCTACTCACATCACTGGAGCAGGTTATATCTTAGAAGGGCAATGCCATAACTCGTTATGATTCAGAGGCTTAGCTCAAAAAAGAGTGGCTATAGGTGGAAAAAGAGCCGCAAAAGAGGGCTGAAATACCGCTATGGGTGGATTTTCATAGGCTAGTGTGGTATACTTGAGAAGGTGACGACCTGGTAGGCTGTCGCGTCCTACCAGGTGAGCATCGTCAGACCGGAGTGGAGACCGTCACTGCACAGGCATCACCCCATACAGAGGAACAGAGTATACCATGAAACCTGATCCATTGCAAGCATACAAACCATACAGCCTACCGCGAGATAGCATTATGGTGCTCAAACATCGACAATCGAGACCAGAGTGTTACGTCATTCATTACAAGCACAGCTATGATGTGGTAGATCGGCGGTTACGGCATAAGCAGGCACCTCGTTTGTCCTATTGTCTCTTCTATTGCTTCGCATCAGACTTGAGCTATCCGTATGGGAATGTTGTCGCATATAATGCGAAATATCTTGCTGCAAGATTCGATGTTGGTGTGACAGCTATCTACGACGCCATGGCGCATTTATACTATGCGGATCTCATACGCAAGTTGAAGAAGCAAGTGCTTCTCCTTAATCCATATCTTGTCTTTGCTGGTGATAGTGACCATCTCATCAGTGCACGGTCTGAGTGGGACGCAGTAACAGCACCTACTACAGTATAAGGAGATCAGCCATGGCGGCGAAGTTCAAGCCTATTAAGACCGAAGATATGCACAACTTTCTTACCGCTATTGGCTTCACACGCATCAATGCGATCACGGCGCAATCGCGAGAACTGGTGTATGGGAAGATCATCAAGCACGGCATATGCTTACGAGTGTATACAAGTCTCGTTGGTGAACAAGTACGAACAGTTGGTGCTGATGCGATCCGCTTAGCGGTCGTGAAGCGTCAGTCTGATGGCAGTATCATTGGCATAGGCAAAGCGAAGCGAGTGCATCGCGTTGAGAACTGGCGAGCAAATCTGCTGAGTAGGATTATGGAAACGACCGAGAAGTTCAGTCGGTGATGCTGCAAGTCTCTGCGTGGGGGAGATCATGCCCAACGCAGAGACCGGCTGCACCACAGCACACGGAACACTGGAGTGAGTCACGCATGTCTGGAGTACTCATTCTATCAATCATTGCGCTGAAAGACAAGAGGAGAAAATCATGCGAGGCGTCTTAGTGGTAGCGAGGAGTATCCTGGAAGCAGCAGCACCAGAGATGCAACAAAAGATTGTTGATTTCACAGATCAGGGTGTGGTCACGATGACACGCAATGTGGACGCAAGTACCACAGAAATCCATCTCGATCATCCTGATTTCGATGTGGAAGATGGGCGGTATGTCCTGGTGATGAAAAGCGTGCGTGATCCAGCCCAGTTCATGAATCGATACTTTAAGATTACGCGACTGCAACGGGTGGATAGTGCCGCTGGGAAATTCACCACGGTGAGGGATTATTGATGACGCTTATTCTCATCGTGTTGATCATCCTGCTCATCTTCGGTCTTCCACAAGTCTCAGGCAACTGGGGCTTTCATCAGTACGGCTATGCACCATCAAGCATCATTGCTATCCTGCTTGTTGCGCTGCTGGTATGGTTGCTTATGGGGAGATTCTAAGCGATGTGGGTCATCACCACACTACAACCTGAAGAGCTGCATGCGTTAGAAGCATCACCAGTCTGCTTGTATTGTCAGCATCGGGCACTCCTCCATCACTATGATGCGGACAACGCTGAATACGATTGTCACATATGTCACTGTAGTGAACTGATTGTCACAGGTGCCTTTAGTCCATGGCATCCACCACGCTATTACCATGAGCTTGCAGCGAACCCGAACGCCGATATCCGGCGGAGAATGACTGCACTCGTTGAGAGGCTGCTGCACCTGAGCATAAGGAGCACTGATGCGTAGCTATCCTGTACCAGCACTGCACAACTTCTTACCTGATTGCATGCTTCCCAAGGACCAGTGCGAGAAGTTCTTCGGTGTGCAGAAACAGCAACCACATCAACACATCTTGCCGCAACAGCACAACATCTTCAACTCGACAGCGATGTATCTCTTCATGCAGGGCGGTGTTGGTGGAGGCAAGTCAGAAGGCTTTGCTGCGAAATGTGTCTATCTCAGCTTAAGCATTCCGAAGAACCGTGGTGTGGTGGTTCGGCATAACTTTGGTGAGCTGTTCGATACAAGCTGGCGGAAAGTGATGGAATGCATTCAACGGCTGATAGAGCGTGAACTCATCTCACCACCTGCTTACGCCGTGAAAGAAAAGGGCAACTTCACCGAAATCATCTTCAGTAACGGCTCAGAGCTACATGCTATACACGGAAAGAACTGGAGACAAGGCTTAGGTGCTGATCATGGTTTCTTCTGGGTGGATGATGCGTTGGAGTGCGTGGAGGAATTCTTTGTCGGCACGAATGTTACGGCTGGCTTACTCTCTCGTCTACGCTTACCACATGTACGGTTTGATCCGCGTACATATGACGAGACAACACGACCACATGGCGCATTACACGGTATGCTCTCATCGAATCCGCCACCATACGGTCACTTTCTCCATAAGCTCTTCGGCAGTACACCTGGACTCCGCACGATTGGGCAAGATACCGTCGAGTTTTTGAAGGGTGAAACACTCGACAACCCATTTACTGGTGGTGGCTACGCCAAGTCACTCATTGGTGCACAACGACAGATGAATAGGAGCGATGGAACCATTCGTCGTGTGGTGTTTGGCGAGTCTATTGCTGCATACAAGGGCATACCAGTGTTCCCGCAGTTTGAACATCGCAAGCATGTGGCAAGCCTCAAGTTTAATCCACTCCTCCCGCTGATATGCGGTTGGGACTTCGGCTTCAGACATCCAGGCATTACCTATCACCATATCTACAAGTGCAAGTTCAACAGTAATCATCTGCTCACCTTATCTGAAGTCGGCGAAGCCTTCAACTTAACCGTACACGATTTGTACAAGCTCCACCACAAACCCCATATGGATGCGCTCTACAAAGAGGCAAAGCTTGTCCTCAATTGTGGTGATAGAGCCGGATGGCGCAACAGCTCCTCCAGTCGTGATGGTCGCAGTGATATGAAGATTCTCATGCATGAATACCATCTCCCCTTCAAGTGGCGTTTCTTAGAGTTAGAGCCATCACTGCAATACATGCGAGGACTGCTCAAGCCGAAAGCAGCATGTCAGTGCGGCATGGAGATGATCTTAATCAGTGAGAAGTGCCCTATTCTCATTGGTGCATTAGAAGGCGGTTATCACTATCCTGAAAAGAGTCAAGTCAAAAAGCCTACTGAAGACATGTACTTTGCCGATATTGCGTGCAGTTGGCGCTACACCGCTGAGAACTATATCAAGTGGGGTGTGCCGTATGAAGATGCGAAGATGCTGCGCTTACAGCAGGCCAAAGAGCAGCATGCAGCGTTGGTGTTTCAACAGCAACAAAAGCCCTATGGGTGGATGGAACTCCCAGATGATGAGTTAGTACGCCTTGCAATGGAGTAACTATGCGCATCTACCTCCTCTATGACTACGATGAAGACGGCCCAGATAGTATGTTTGCAACAACTGATTATGAAAAGCTTCCAGCACTCCTCGTACAACTTGGCTATACTGACTCAGAGACACTCGAAACCCTGCATGGCGCTCTTGCTGATATTCGGAGAGAGATATTTCGTGGTCCTTATGGGCTCACCCGTGGTTGGGGTGGTGCAGTGCTCCATATGCTCGATGTGGAGTAACCACTGTGATTCAGTATATTTGTATTGTGTGTGGTCGTGAATTTATCGCACCTAAAGGTGTTGAGCCGATTTGTAGCCAGAAGTGTTCTGATGCGCTGTAGTGGGAAGAAGTACTTGACAATCATAGCGAGACATCCCGTAGCATTTGGTGAGCGTCCGCTGCGCCATTCCTATGGCTCAGCGGACGGCTCGCCGAAGGCACGGGATGTGGAGCGATTGTCAAGTACTTGTGGATCAGCAGTCTTCTCACCTTTTCTCGGTGAAGCTGCCTATTGACTTTTGACTGAGCTTATAGATATTATCACTGTGATAACATGTCGTATAGATTTTATCTATAATGTGGGTTATGCAGCTCCATGCCGATTCAGCAAGAAAGTGAACTGAAGCAAGCCTACAGCCGAGCGTATTGCGATGAAATCATTGCGATTCGTCAGCGTCGGCTCCTCGTTGAACAGCGTATGTTAGCATCCCGCCGTCAGTGGTTTGGCAATCATCTGGCCAGAGTGATTCCTGAAGGTAAGTCTGTTGCAGACCTCTACGATATTCCAGCAGCGAGACGTACTCAAGAACGCTTTGCGACTCGTGCCGTGAAAATGCTCACACCGTCTGTGCGGTGGTTTGAAGTGGCTCCAGCAGCCGATGTTCCGCCTGAGAAAGTCAGCAACGTCGATCAATGGATGAATTACGTTCTCCGTAAGCGTATCAGAACTCGACCAATAGTATCACAGCTCGTCCGTTGCTTGATGCTGTATAGCTTTTCCGTGCTGAAGACCTCCATCCAGGTGTTGAACGGTAACGTGTGGCCTTCATGGCGTGCGATTGATCCCTTCTCGTTTTACATCTACCCAGAAACTTCCCCTGTTGTTGAAGAGGCAGAGAAAGTCTTTGAAGATCATCTGTGCTCATACGAGAAATACAAGACCTATGCGCGTAAGGGCCTTGTGGATGATCTTGAGATATCAGACTTGACGAAGCCAGATTGGCCGTATCATCTGGTAGAGCGTTTGGCATACCAGGGCATTACAGACCCCACTGCTGATGTTGCGCAAGATATCGAGACACGCTCACGGCGCATTGATGCTGAGCTTGCAGCAACGACTGAAGCGTTTGTGAGCTTGACTGAGCTGTGGATACGCCGAGAAGATGTGCAATACCAAGTCTACATCGCCTGGAATCTCAAGCGTGGACCTCGTATTGTTGGTTTCTTCAAAAGCTCCTATGATGAACCACTCTACCGTATGACCGTCCATCGTCCACTCCCTGGTGAGCTGTATACTCCTGCACAGTCTGAAGACATCAATGAACTCGACAATGTTCAGAATGACTTGTTTAATCAGTTCATGAGTAGCGTTGATTGGGAACAAGGCTTTGTTGCTGCACAAGCCGACCGTCGCCATGACAGTTGGAAGGCTAAAGGTAGAGCCTTGTGGATGTTCAATGATGATCCGAAGCAAGCGATGCAATTTATTCAACCACCCATAACTTCTGTCAATCAGTTGAGAGCATTTCAGATCGTGACTGGGCTGATGCAAAGCATGGGTGGTGCAGGCACCATTGCTGAAGGCCAACCAGGACGAAACATGCCGAGAGCTGGCTCAGCCGTGCAAAGCTTAGTCAATCTCGGTATGGCTGATGTGTCCGATGTGGCAGAAATCCTTGAGCAGGAAGTGCTCACACAAGCACTCTCAGACATCTATAAGGTGAGCAGCTTCATCCCAGATGAGCAGTTGATGCGGATACCTGGAGGTATGGCCTTCTATGGTGCTGGTGTCCAAAGTAACATCTTGAAGCGATCCGATATCCTCGGAGATTATGAGTTTGAATGGATCGGTGCGCAGCAATTCCAGGATGACTCACAACGCGCACAACGCAGTTTGATCATGCTGAATATGCTGGCAAATCCACAGGTCCAACAACAGCTTGCTGGACAGGGCTACGCGGTGAACCTCGCCGAGATGATTCAGTACATCTGGCGGCATACGCTTGGTGAGCGTGGCTTGAGTAATATCCTCGTGCAGATGGAACAAGCGCCAATGGCGCTACAGCAACCTGGTGTGCCAGGCGGACAGCCTATGCCTGGTGCTCCTGGCGCTGGCAATGGTGCGGCACCACCAACAGCGTCAGGTTCGTCTGGTGCACCAGGGACTTCTACGAATGGTCAACAGAATGGTGCGCAAGCACAAAGCCCAATGCCAGGCTTAGCATATCAACTTCCACAGCCACAGTCAGGCTTTGTACAGCAGAGGTAAATCATGGCTGAAGAACCGAATACTGGCGAAGCCAGCAATGAAGCTGCTGACTTTGAGAAAGTGACCTCATTCATTCGTGATCAAGTCCAGAGCTACATGAAAGAATTCACGCCACAGCAGCAACCTGCTCCGCAGCAGATAGATCAGCAGCAGCAACAACAGCATCGTTTGATTGCGGAAACCATTGGACCGGTTGTGGGACCAGCACTCAATCAAGCGATTACGAACACCAGTGCTGTCCAAGATGAGGTCCGATTCTACCGAGATAATCCTGATGCACTGGAACACAGTGAGTCCATTGAACGGCTGTTTGGTGAGTTAATCCAACAGGGCCGTGGTATCCCTCGCAAAGATCTCTATGATGCCATACTCGGTCGTGAATTCCGTGCTGATCCAGAGAAGTTCGTGGAGAAGCAGAACAGTCGGAAGAAAGCGCAAGTTGAACGTGCTGAGATGAGTACAGACTTTGGTGCGGCTATGATGAATAAAGCGAAGAATGATAGTAAGTGGGGGAACTTTGAGAACTTGCCGCTAGAGGAGATGGAGAAAGCCTTAGAAGGCATCACGTTCTGATACAGCTTGATCTTGCGGCTTGAGCCGCCTGTCTACTAAACGTGTGTACAATGTGGGCAGTATGCACACACCATACTGCTCAATCTAATCGGTGAAGATTGATACGGCGAAGCCGTCAATCTAACGAAAGGCTAGTAAAAGATGGCTGATGCATACACAACTTTCGCTGTTGCGGCTGTTGATGCACCGAATGTGTATATTCACGCAAAGATGATTGATCTTCTCCAGCGGATACTGGTACTGCAAAAGCTTGCGGATCAATTCACGCTTGAGCAGAAGATGGGGAAGACGTTACGCGTTGTTCGCGTCGAACGCCTTGCACTGCCTAATGCACAGCTCGTTGAAGGTGTCACCCCCTTCACCAATGCACTCACGTTGACTAACGTGGACACAGTGGTGGAGCAATGGGGTATTGTCGCAGCTTTTACAGACGTACTTGAGCTGACCACCAAGCATCCCATTTTCAGCATTGGCATTGAGCGAGTAAGCTTAGCCATGAAAGAAACCATGGAGCGTGAAGATGCGAACGTGCTTATGGCGGCAACCAATGTGACCTATCCTGGTGCAGTAACGTCTCGTGCTACCCTTGCCAACACTGATGTGATGAACACCGCCATGATCATCACCATCAATGCGAAGCTTGAAATGCGTGGGGCCATCAAGTATATGCCGGATGGCTACTATATGGGTGTGATGCAACCACCACATAAAGCCGCAGTCCTCGGCTCAGATACGACCTTCCAGAATGCCTCAGCGTTTAGTCGCATCGCCAAGCTAGAGTATGGCTATATTGGTCCATGGATGGGTGTCGATTGGGTCACTGGTAACTTCATGCCGTTCTATGTTGGTGTGGCTGCACCAGATGCATCAGCTATTACTGCAACAAAAGGGCAGATCACTGCTGGTAGTGGCGGAAGTCTCGCTGCTGGGAACTATCAGTTCAAAGTCGTTGCTCGTGAAATCTCAACAGACTATGAACGGCGTATTTCAGTTCAATCAGCATCTATTGCTGTAGGCGCTACAGGGACCGTTGTGCTGCGTTCGCCAAGTAGTACTGGCTACACGTATGATTGGTACATGTCGCAAATCGGTGGAACGACAACATACCTCGTTGCATCACGGACTGCGGCGAGTGCGAATACCACGATCAGTGTGCAGCCTGTCGGGACGGAAGCGGTTGGACCAGCGTCACCAGCACTTGGTATCAACGTGTATCCGGGCTTTGTCTGCGGTAAGGGAGCGTTCGGCACGTGTACACTGAACGGTATGGCACTGCAAACCTTCATCACGCCGAAAGGACCAACAGACTCCGACCCGATTGCACAGCGCCGTAAGGTTGGTGCGAAGTTTATGCGGAAGAGTTTCATTCTGGACAATGCGTTTATTGAGCGCTTTGAGACAGGATCAGCACTGGCTCCTCCGCTCGCAGCTTAGTACTGTCATAGAAAGCGCGAAGCGCTATGCCTAGGAAAAAGATATCCCTTGAGGAAGCCTACGCCGTGTTTGAACAACACGGCTTACAGGTTGAGATCAGCGGTATAGCGAAGCCTGAAGAGCCTGCTGTACCGCAGTCTGCACTGTTTGAGCGTCCATATGGTATGCCAGAGAAAGCGGCTTCAGCCGCACAGCGTGTTGGTAAGAGCATGGTGCGCATTGCGCTCCATACCAAGCAAACGATGACATCAGGCGGGAACGCTGTGTATAGCCCGGAGGGGAAGTTGATCCGTATAGATGGTCAGGAATCCGTCAGCTATGGTCCTGGTATCGTAATTGTCCCTGCTGAGATCGCTGGCGATCTCCAACACCAGGATCAACTTGCGCAACGTGCTGATGCGAACTTGTTCAACAGCACCTTTAAGAGTTACGTCATTGTGAGTACACCTGAAGGTCAGTCGGTAGCGAAGCTTGCATCAACGGATCAATTCTTTGATATGAGTGGTTTCCTTGGTCAGCTTGGCAATAGTGGCCATGCTATGCAGTTGCCTTTTTAGCAGCGTGAGCTGCTCGTGAGCTGCTGAGGTATCGTGTGTATCAGCGTAGAGTGATAATCGACGATATTGAAATGCGGCAGTGTATTCTTGAGTACGATGAGCTACTGAGAAAGCATGGTATTCATCCGTACTATCCATACGATCATGAAGAGATTGTGGTACATGGTGGAAAAGTCCATCGGTATACACAACCACCACGGCCACGTCAACGTGTGTTGAAAGATTGACATATGCCCATCCGTACAGCAATCACTAGGGTCACTGGTCAAGGCGAACAGTTTGTTGTGGATGTCTGCCAGTGGAATCCAGTCACCGGCGAGATTATGCATGCTGATGTTGACGAGATGCGGACGTTAGCGAATGATATGCTGCAACTGTCTGATATCCGCATGTACGAAATGAATATGCGCATGTTTGAAGCGTATGGGTTAGAGAAGCATTTCGATCCTGGAACGTGGCAAAAGATACTGCAACTGCTCGATATCTTAGCTGGGAGAACAGATATCGCACAAGTACTGCAACGTTGGGAAGCAACCAAAGAGGAAAATGCTGCGCTTGAAGCAGGCAGGAAGGCTGCATATGATTGTCTTAGCCAATGATCATCTTGGGAAAAGTCTACACGGAGTATTGTTTAATAGACTGACAGCATTTGCTGCTGATGTCACACCTGAAGCACCAGCAGGACCAATTGTGGAGTTCTGGCTCAATAGATTCTATAGCAATGATGGAAGCATTCAAATCTTAGTCGAGTTGAATCAGCAATACGAAGTGGTTGCGCATGCCGTGCTGGAGATTCAGAATCTCGCTGGCGTCGTAGTGCTCAGTTGCCATCAATATCAGGCAGATAAAGCTGACCTCCAACGCTTTGATGAATTGGTTGAGTATGGTCGGAAGCTGAAGCAGCAGATTGGCGCAGCCTTCATGACCTTTACGACCGTGAAGAATGTCAAAGCATATGAGAAGCGCTATGGCTTTAAGGCAGTGAGAACAATCATGATTGACTATGATGCTTTAGAGAAAGCTTTAGCAGAGGGCGAAGCCGATGGGTGATCTTGTTACAAGTATCACTGGCGGTGGTGGAACGCAAGCACAGACGACGAAAGTCGATCCAACTACGCAAGCACTCAACAATCTCCGCTTGCAGTATAGCCGTAACGTCCTCGGTGCTGGTGGGGGTGGCTTTCAGTTTGCTGGACCAAACGCTGCGTATCAACCAAGTCCATACGTCAACGATTTATACAATATGGGCATGACTGGCTATGCCAATAATGTCCCCTACAACACCCTTGATTATGCAAGTCTTGGCACCAACTCATTGCTTGGCAATGCGAATAATGCGGCACAGATTCAGCAAGCAGCCTATGGTCAAGGTTTAGACTTATCAAATCTGAACTTGAATAACTATATCAATCGTCTTGACAGCACCCTTGGGCTTCAGCAAGCCAATGCAAATCAATATCTTACTGGTGGGCAGAATCTCTTGGGCAATGTGCGAAGCACTCAGTTAGGTGACGCTGGTGCTGTTGCTGGTCAACAATACGGCGTAGCCGGGAATGTATTGGGGCAGCAGCTTGCAAGTGCGCAAGATGTGTTAGGACAGCAACTTGGCTTGAATGCTGGTGCATACAATACACAACTTGGTGCCATAGGCAATGCACTGAACACGCAACTAGGCTTAACCAGTGGTGCATATGGTACACAGTTAGGCGCGATTGATAATGCCTACAACACGCAACTCGGTTTGAACAGAGCCACACTTGCTGAACAACGTGCTGGTGGTGAAGAAGCGTTTCAGCGTCAGCTTGGTCTGGTCAATGAAGGCTATGGGCGACAGCTCGATCAAGCAGGCAATGTGCTCAACATGAATACCGCTAATGCGGAGAATGTCTTACGACAGCAACTTGGTACATCTGCGGATGTGTTGACACGACAGCAAGCGGCTGCTCGGGATACATTAGGCGTACAGCAGCGTATGAATGCTGATGCGCTGACACGCCAGCAAACGGATAATGCTGCTCGCTATGGTCAGCTCTCAACCGATATCACCAAGCTTGGTCTCGATCAAACATCGAACTATATCAATCAAATAGCACGACCACAGATTAATCAGCAGATGGCTCTTCAAGGTCTTGAAGGTGGAGGAGCGGTCAATGCTGCTATTGCACGAGCGACCGCTGAGTATGGTATGCCAGTCGTGACAAATCTTGCGAATCTCGCTGGGCAGTATCAAGGTTTGCAGGGTGGTCTTGGCTCACAATACCTCAGTGGTGAACAACAGATTGGTGGGCAATACTCGTCGAATCTCATGAATGCGATGGCGCAGAACGCCGCCATAGTCCAGGCGTATGAACAGCAATATGGTGGAGCGAATCAAGCAGCACAGCAGCTCTACGGACAAACCTCCGCTGGTGCTGGTCAACAGCTTGCTGGTGGACTGCAGGGCGCTGGTACACAGTACACGCAAGGCTTG